TAGTTACTCGGTAAAACGGAGGTAGTATGTACGTAGAAGTCAAAGGTGATAAGCAGTCTGATTTAGAACGGGCCCTTCAACAATTCGTCAAGCAAGTCAAACGGGCTGAATTGATGGAGGATTTAAAGAAGAAGGAATTCTATTTGAAGAAGTCCAAGAGACTCCAAAAGAAAAGTCAAGACGCCCTTCGTCGCCGAAAGCGAGAAGAGAGCAAGGCGCAAAAGAAGAACAATAATACGTTTTAACTAAAAATTGATGTTTTTAAGAAATAGATAATATATATTTAAAGTACACCTCTGCTGGGGTGTGATTTTTGTTGTATGTATACTCGTTAATGGCTTGAATAGCCATTTTATCCTTATAGGAGAGCAATTTTATGGCAGAGTTCGAATTTACGAACAAGCTTTTAAAGGAAGCAATTGCGGATGCAGAAGCAGTTCGTCAAACTGCAATCGAAAACGCAAAGCTTTCATTAGAAGAATCGTTCACACCCCAAATCAAGTCTATGATTTCTCGTAGACTCCGTGCTGAAGCAGAAGGCATGGAACACGATGATGAAGAAGAAAAGAAGGCTCCAGAAATGGAAAAGAAGCCTATGGAAACTGACGAAGCAACGGAAGTTGATGCACACGAAGCCGAACCAGAAGGCAAGTCAGACATGAATCTCGCAACTTCAGATATCGGTGCTTCAGACAATAAGGAACCTTCCGCTTCAGCATTTGACTCAGCAGAAGATGACCAAAGTGGTGAAGACGCAGGTGAAGGCGAAACTGAATGGTACGAAGATTGGACCGAAGCAGATTTCGACCTTGACGAAGTAATCAAGGAATTAGAAGCCGACCTCCAAGAAATGAAGCACGAAGAAGAAGGCGAAGAAAAGGAAGAAATGAAGGAAGGCATGGAAGGTGAAGAAGAAAAGGAAGAAGAAAAGGCAGACGAAGCATATCCAGCAGAAGATCCAGAAGCTGGTGTCGAAAAGCCAGAAATTCCAGCTAAGACTTCACACATCGGAACAGAAGCTGCAGAAAAGGCAGCTGATGTAAATACTTTCGTAACCGAACCATCAGATGTAAACAAGATGGAAGGTGAAGAAATGGAAAAGGGTCACGAAGAAGAAGGCGAAGAAGAAGAATTGGATTTAGAAGCAATCCTTAAGGAACTCGAAGCCGAAGACGAAATGGAAAAGCATAAGTCTGAAAAAATGGCTTCCCTTGAAAAAGAGCTCGCAGAATATCGTAAGGCTGTACAACTCCTACGAGGCAAGCTAAATGAAGTAAATCTTCTCAACGCAAAACTTTTATATACCAACAAAATCTTCCGTAAGGAAGGTTTGACCACCGAACAAAAGGTGTCAGTCATTGAAAACTTTGACCGTGCAACCTCAGTTCGTGAAGTCAAGATGGTATACACAGTTCTTGTTGAAACATTAACTTCAACAGCAAAAGCAGTAAAAGCAGTAAAGACAACCAAGGTCGTGACTGAAGGGTTCGCAAGTAAGGCAACCCCAAGTACCGCACCAAAAACAACAACTGAAGTTATCTCAGAAAACTCAGTTGCAAAGCGTTTACAACAATTAGCAGGTCTTATCTAACCTCATAGGAGAATAACAAATGTCCGACGTAATGAACCTTATCAGTGAAGCCGGTTCAGCACACAAGGTAATCACTGAAGAATCCCGCAAGTTAGCGGGCAAGTGGGAAAAGTCAGGTCTTCTCGAAGGCCTTAAGAGTTATGACAAGCAAGCAATGGCAGTAATGCTTGAAAACCAAGCATCACAACTCCTCCAAGAAAACTCATACACCAACCAAGCAGGAACTGCTGGTGAACAATGGGCAGGCGTTGCACTTCCATTAGTTCGTAAGGTCTTCGGTTCAATCGCATCGAAGAACTTCGTATCAGTCCAACCAATGAACCTTCCTTCAGGACTTGTGTTCTACATGGACTTCAAGTACGGCACCACCCGTAACGGTCAAACCTCAGGTACCTCAGTATACGGTGATAACCTCGGTTCACCATTCAGTACCTTCGGTAACACCAACACCGGCGGCCTCTATGGCGCAGGTCGCTTCGCTTACACAGTAAACGACCAAACCTTAACTGGTTTAACCGCTGCACCAGCATCTGCATCATTCTCAGATGTAAACTTCAACGATGAATTCGTTGCAACTGGTAGTCTTTCAAAGTACACCGTAGCAACCTCAAGTTTCACCCGCGGCGATTTCCTCGCAGTACGTTCATTCGTACCAAGTGGTTCAATCGTTGATTTCGGTGCATTAGTACTTCCAGAATTCACCAAGGTTGTAGGTGCAAACGTTGTATTCATCGTTAACACCGCAGTAGCAGCAGGCAAGACCCTCAACTCAGTTATCTACAGTCAACAACCAACAGACACCACCCGTGGTGACTTCGAAGATACAACTGGTTCAGGCGACATCGGAATTCCAGAAATGAATCTTGAACTCCGTTCAGAAACCATCGTAGCAAAGACCCGTAAGTTGAAGGCAGTCTGGTCACCAGAACTCGCACAAGACTTGAACGCTTACCACAGTGTTGATGCAGAAGCTGAATTAACCGCAATGTTGAGTGACTACATCTCAGCAGAAATCGACCTTGAAATTCTCGATATGTTAATTCAAGCAGCACCATCAGCAACCACTGAATACTGGTCAGCACAAATTGGTACTACTTGGAACGGTTCATCCTTCGCAGCATCATCCTTCACTGGAACTGCATGGACCAACATGACCTGGTACCAAACCCTCGGTCAAAAGATGCAAAAGGTAAGTAACAAGATTCACCAACTCACCATGCGTGGTGGTGCAAACTTCGCAGTTGTTTCACCAACCGTCGCAACCATCCTCGAAACCATCCCAGGCTTTATGGCCGGAACCGATGGTGACAAGATGGAATTCGCAGGTGGCGTAACCAAGGTTGGTTCATTCCAAAACCGCTACACCATCTACAAGAACCCATACATGAAGGAAAACATCGTACTCCTCGGCTTCCGTGGAAGTAACTTCCTCGAAACCGGCGCAGTATACGCACCATACATTCCTCTCATTATGACTCCGTTGGTCTATGACCCAACGAACTTCACACCACGCCGTGGCGTGATGACCCGTTACGCTAAGAAGGTTGTACGTCCAGAATTCTTCGGTAAGATTGTTATCGACGGACTCGCAAACGTCTAATCTCGTAGTAACGGTGAGAATAAATTGGGTGGCCGAAAGGTCACCCTTTTTATTTCCGGCTGGTGAAAATATGAGTTAATCATTTAATAAAACTATTTATTACTAGTCCTCAAACAGAGAGTTTTATGGAAACACAAGAACCAATTTTTTACGATGGTAGTCCTAGTAATCCTCTTGGCGTAACTCCATTTGGATTCTTTGACAACGATACTGACTTCCAAACAGATGCTCCAAAAGCAGCTGAATTCGTTGCAAGAAAGTTAGGATTTCCTGTCGTAGAAGTGGAATTGATTGATAAACAAATTTATGCCTGTTTTGAAGAAGCAATTACGACATACGGGAATCAAGTTAATCAATTTAATGCACGTGAATATATGATGACCCTACAAGGGTCACCAACTGCAAATTCTGCTACACAACGAAATATTGTGGGGTCAGCAATTCCACAAATGGTCAAGATTGCAAGTGATTACGGCACAGAAGCACAATCTGGCGGTAATGTCACAGTTAAACGTGGATACATCTCTGCATCAGCATACACTCAATCATATGACTTAAAAACATTGTGGGCGGATGTTAGTGAAAGTGGTAATGCAATCGAAATTCGTCGTGTCTATCACTACATGCCACCCGCCATCGCACGTTACTATGACCCATTTGCAACCACGGGTCTTGGTTTAACAAACTTGATGGCAGAATTCGGGTTCGATGGATATTCACCACCAGTTACATTCGTGATGATGCCTGCATACGAAGATTTACTCCGTATTCAAGCAATTGAAATCAACGATATGATTCGTAAGAGTCAATACGGATTTGAAATCTCTAATAATATCATTAGATTTACTCCTATCTTTACGCAAAACAAAGCAATCTTCTTTGACTATATGGTAGTACCACAAAAGCAAGCAAATGTATATCAATCAGGAAGTGCAAGTCAATTCGCAAGTGATTTAAGTAATATTCCATATACACAAATCGTATACGGAAGTACGAATTCATTATCACGTACTTGGATTTTCCGATACACATTAGCATTAGCAAAGGAATTGTTGGGTATCATTCGGTCAAAGTTTGAAAATATTCCGTACCCAGACGGACAAATTCGTATGGACGGTGAACTCCTTCGTCGTGAAGGGTTAACTGAAAAAGAACAACTTATTAAAGAATTACAAGAAACACTTGACCAAACTGGCCAAAAAGCACAGTTACAACGTCAAGCAGAAAATGCAAAAGCAACACAGGAAGTATTCAAGAATATTCCTACTCTCATCTACATAGGTTAATCCA